AACTGGGATTTTTATTCCTACCCCCGTGCTTCTAAGCGCCTTGGCATCAGTATCATTATCAGATGAGTAAATATTAAAAATCTGAGTTGATTCTGGATCAACTGATACGCTCCCATTTTTTCTGGCCCTTAACTCAATGCCTAGTAGCTTCCCTGACGCAATTGCTATTGTTGCTTGCAACTTAACCTCTATCCAATCAACACCCTGTGGAACATCATCAAGAGCCGTCCATTCGTTATCCGCACTACCGCCCCAAGCTACCGCAGAACTAGGGCCATACGATTCCCACGCGGTTACAGTGGAGACCCCTGGAATATCTATTACTGTACCGGATATTGTTGGTGTTCCATCTGAATTATTAACAAATACCCCATCTGTTTCCCTTTCGGGGTTTTGCAATAAGAAACGTGTGCCATCATAGACAACCGTATATATACCATTTACCGATATATCCCCAGCCCTTGGGTCTGCAATGCTGTTTGTGAATACATCTTTTGCACCGAGCCCATCAACGTTTAACGTAACTCCCCCTCCCGTACAGGTGTCATCGGCCACAAATCTGAATACTTGGCCTGCTGCATAGGCTGTAAGAGTAGGGGTCAGGGTCATTGCTATGGCATCGGCTGTGCCTGTCACTGTTCCCTGATAGACAAAACTGCCATCCTGGACCTGACCGACATTCACACCATCCGTTGCTAATGTCCCGTCAGCTACAGCCTTCAGTTGATTGCTGCCAAGGTTTATATCACCAGTAGCAGCATTCTCACCGTTCTTGGCTAGACAGGCAGTGATTCCTGCGGTGACATCTGCGGTGTAAGAATTCTGGTCTGCGACATCTATAGTAGTGCCACCTACCGCAGGGGATACTGTTGTGACTATTCGTGAAAACGTTCCTGATCCATTCCACGCCATTAGTTGTTCTCCTGTCTACCTGATTGGAATAATGACTGCACGACCAAATCCCTATTCTTGAATGCGTCACTTGATCCGCTGATAATTGCTTTCTCTTGTGGGTTTGCTTCTTTCATAATTTTTGCCCATTCAGGTCCGCTGAACTGACGATCAGCCATATATTTTGTGGTCTTTTCTGTTGCATGACCTTTTAGACGACTCATGATGTTTCTTATTATCATCATTTTGGATGACAGCATCCCTGGCAATTCTATAGGAGTTAATGCCGCCTCCATTACTTCTGCCATCCTGCCCTGACCTTTCTGACCTTTAGCCGCTATGATCGAATCACGGTTAATCTCGCTTCTTACCTGTGCCAATATTTTCTGTTGTGCTGGATCTAATGCCTGCTCAAGAGTTTTATATCTAGGTTCACCCATCGAATTCTTTATGGTTAACCGTGCATTTTCTGTTGCATTGATAAATTTGCTAATTCCTTCAGCATCGCCCTTAATAGGGCTAATCTTATTTACAAGATATTCGCCAAGATCCATCTGATTAATCGGCCTGCTCATTTCCCTGAACTTAATATCTGCTTGTTTGTAAATCGGAACTGAATCTATCAAATCCATCTTTATGTCTTGAAGCTCCTTCTTTATGAAGGTGTTCTTCTGATTCGCCATAGTGGTCTTTAACCCTTCTATGGTCGAGATTACTTCTTGCGCCTTGGACCTAGGAACTTTACCATCGTAAAGCCCATTCTTTAATGACTCCATCTCCTTCAGAAGTCGCTTATTCCCTGGGTTGCCAACGATAAGAGCATCTATCTTGTCAATAACAGGCATTGTGTCTACAGGAACCGTACTCTTTCTTGCAGCAGTATACATCGGGTCTGTGACGTCTTTCCGTGCCTTGATAGCTATCCTCTTTTCTCTCGGACTACGCGCTATACCTTCCTGTAGGGCGTTTACTCGACCGACCCTTTGGTCTTCCATCCTGGCCCCATGCGCTTCCGGCGTTCTCTTCTGCATGGGTCTATCCAACGATGCAAACTGAGGCCGGTTTATAGGAGGCGACGGCGGGCCCATACCTCCAGCCCCCATTCTCCCACCACCAAGACCTGCCTGTATTGCAGTTGGCTGATTCCCAGGGACTGCTTGCGCTTGGTACTCCATGTTCTTGATTATCTCTGGGGCACGAGGCCCAGCAAGTTCATTAAGCGCCTTCCCACTTCTTAGCCTATGCCTTGGCAACAGGTTTGCAATTGCTTCAGTTGATGCCGATTTCACGCTTTGAGGTATGACTTTACCGGCTAGACGATATGGCGCTTGCACTCCTGCAACCGTCATATTCACAGGGTCCATTGCTGCCGCTACGCTTCGTACACCTTGACCGACTTTCCCTGCTTTCGGGAGTAATGATACTGCTCCGCCAGCACCAGTAGTTGCTAGTGAGGCGTCAAGTAATGCCCCTATTGGGTCTGTCTTGAATGTTTCCTTAGCTTTCTCTAGCGAGCCATACCTGTCCTTGTAAACTCCACCTAATATATCTGCCTTCTCTTGAAGCCTCGCCTCTTTTGAATACCTACCAACATCCGACAAGTCTTTAGGTTTTTCCAATCCAGCCGCTTCCGCTACATTCTCAACGCCTCCAAAAGCTGCCTCGCCTAGTGTATTAATGGTCTGTGCAGGATGGGTAATGGCATGAACCATGGATTGCCCTACTTTATATGCACTTCCAGGCACATTCTTCGCTGTTTCAGTGAAATAACCGCTTTCCTTTTCAGGAGCCGCTTTTACCCCCTGAGCTGCCTTCCATTCCTGATACTCCTGCTCTTCTTTCCAGGCTTGATATTCTGCCTCTTCGCTCATTGCCCGCGTTCCTGCTCAAGCCTCTTTCTAAACCTTGCTTCTTTCTCTGCCGAAAGCCCAGTGGTTCCTTTCGTCTTATCCACAAAGACTCCAGGTTCAACTTCCTCATATTTGGCAAAAGCTGCCTTAAACTCTTCTACTGCTGCCTGTCGTTTTTCTGGGGTAATCTTTGAATTCCCTACACTACCAGCCATTTTTTCATAAAGGCTCACATCATAGACGCCCTGCGGGCCTTCAAATCGTGGAGTCTTTGACGTTAATGCAGCACCTATCGTCTTCAACCTCTCTGCTGGGATTGAACCTGGAATATCTATGCCAACTAAGCTACCTGTAAAATCGAGAGCTGCCCCTATAAAGCTGCCGGTAGGCTTATCAGTTCCTTCTCCTGACAGGATTGTTTCAGCCCTAGCAACTAGATCGTTAGCCCCCTCCATGGTAAATGCTCTTTTCTGTTCTGCTTCAGCCTGCTTCTTATCAGCCGCTTCCTGCGCTTGGGTTTGAGGTAGAGCCCCTATCCGCCCCTGATTGGCCGCTTCAACAGCACTGGCTGTCGCTGGATCTGTTTCAAGTTCCGCACTACCTGTGCCTAACTGCTTCGCTCTATTCTGGTCATATAGGGCGCCCGGAGTGTATTTAGGGCTATATAATGGTTCTCCACCTTCGCCAGCAAGCAATCGTGGTTGTGCATTCGGATTTCTCATATCCATTGAGTATATGCGTCCATCAGCACCCTCGAAGGTTTTTGAGTACCCACTACGTCCTCGACCACCATAAGCCCCTGAGTTAATAAGAGCCTTTGCGACATCGTTGTTCTGTAAGTAGGGGTCATTCGCCATCATTACAGCAGCTTTATCACGATTAGGCTCAACAGGGATTTGCGGTCCATATTGACCTGCATTACCCTGACCTTCCAAAGCAGCCATCACTCTCTCTGAGGCCCCTTTCTGCTCGGAGGAATACTGGTCCTCAAGTGTTGCCTCACGCTCCCTGGCCTTCTTATCACTCAGTCCAGCTATTAGCGCCTTGCCTATCTGTCCAGCACCTGTGCCCCAACTGTAAGGGACAGCCTGAGTCGGCCCTACGCGGCCTCCCCGGACATATTCAGTGCCTCCAGGCGTGTTCATGGCCTGCTCGAGGAGAGCCTTGTTAACAGCTCTGCGCCGCTGTATGGCGTCCCACTCAGCGTTTAAAGGAGTACCTACATAACGGTTTGCCATTACCTTATCATCCTATTTATTAGCCCAGCCATACGTCCCAGCAGAACCAAGTCCAAATAACCCAGACAACAAGGCGTTGTCCTGAGCTGTCCCTGCATTATATCCGGCCATATCCCAAGCGCCACTCATCTGTCCTGCACCCATGTAATCAGCGCCGGGTGTAAACTGCTGTTGACCATAGGGCTGGAATTGAGGCATTCCTATTTGTGATCCACTGTCAAATGCTGTTCGTTCGTTTATCAGTTGATTCCTTGGCAAGAGTGCTTCTTGTATATTTTGCTGACGGGTCTGACCGGCAGTGGTAAAGTCTGTCATGCCTTCCCGGTTATACTGATTTCTGGTATCCATCCCAGTTGTATAATCTGCCATGCCTTCCCGGTTATATTGGTTCCTGGTATCCATCCCAGTTGTATAATCTGTCATCCCTTCCTGGTTATATTGGTTCCTGGTATCCATCCCGGTAGTATAGTCGGCTAATCCTTCAACACCCATTTGCCGGCGACCAGAGATATCTGAGGCATAACCCATCCCAGCCATGCCCTCAGCCGCTATCTCGGCCTGCTGTCTGGCATCGGTCTGCTTACGGTCTAGTTGCTCCATTTCTCTGTTATATGCTTCGCTTCCTACTGGGATACCTTTAGCAATTAACTGTGAATTTTTCGATGCCCTGTCTCTAGCTATATCGGTATTAACCCTGGACATCATGGCATTAACAACACCTTGTCTGTGTTGCCCATAAGTTCCAAGTTCACCTTCAGGCCCTTGGAACTGAGGCATATCCCCCTGTGCGCCCTGGTACTGCGGCATATTACCCTGTGCGCCCTGGTACTGCGGCATATTACCCTGTGCGCCTCGATAGGTTGGGGCTTGTCCTTCTATACTAAATGGCTCAGCAAATAATCCTTGCATCTGCCCAACTGACTGTTCGCCAAGCTGGGCCATACCAAGATTCATCCGGTTACTGGTATCAAAGATTTCCTGGGCTTCTGGAGTCAGTGAGGTGGTAGCAGTCCATTGAGTTTTACCAGGGCTATACTGATTCGGATGCTGTTGCCATGTCCTACTACCGTATGGAGTGTATTCATTCGGGCGGTCAGCATAAAGTTTCTCCTGGGCAGCCTCACGATTCGCCTCAGCCGACTGTTCGGCCAACGGCATATAATCAGGGGCTGGGGGTGGATTATTATCGCCGAATAATGCATCTAGCGGTTTAAATAGGTTAAATCCCATTACATTCTCTCCATCAAATTATTCATAAGATTCCGCCACGCTCATAAACATAATCACACGACACCCATCTAATAACATGTTCTGAGGTTTCCACCCTTATTCCACCAGAAGCACTGTACCCAACATTTCGATTGGGTGAACTCCACTGTCTGACAACTTGCAGGGCGCCAGACCAAAGACCTGTCCCCCATAGGGCTGATCCCCATAAAGCGGCTGTTGGAGCTATGTAGGTACTGGTGCCAGTAATTGCGTTATCGCTAAAATCTACGTCTAGCCCTGCATAATAGGTGATCGACCCATTGACTCGAAGAAGAGGACGGAAGAAGTTGAATCGCTTCTGTTGGGAGGTATTGCCGAAATAATTGAAGGCTGTCTTACCAAGTGCGATTATATCTGACCCACTATCATTCCGCCCGGTCCATGCCTTCCTCGCCCCTCCATCATAGCCGTAATACAACTCTTTCTCATATTCGGCAAAACACTCCCCATTCCAGGAATCGAACTCACACCATGCTTTTGTGATGGTGTTCATCACGTATTGCTTATGTTCGCCACCCTCGACAACGGGGATATTAAAAATAAGGGCTTCTTCAGTTGGGTATAACGTCCCTTCCCAGCCGAAATTATCCCCATACAGTTGAGATGCCTCGTTAAAGGCGTCATCTATTTTATTGGTGAGTGCGAACGTCTGATCAACAGTGGCAGATTGCAATGCACTGGAAAGAGGGAAGGCGCCATCCTGGACAATGGCAATTAAGTCACCACCGTATTTGACGAAACTCCTCCGACCTAACGGCTTGCCAATATGGTATACCCCAGTGAGCACCCAATCAGCCGCTGTTGATGGATCAGTCCCCCTATAGACGATTACCTCACCTTCAGAGGTCATCAGAACTAGGGAGTCATCAGGACCATCACCTGCATCAAAGGACCACGTAGCACACCACATCAAGTAGCCACCACGACTACAAAAAGATGAAAGGTCGAATTCTGTTAATGCACCACCGGCATCCCCTGACGGGAGATACCAGAAGGATAAAGTATCTTTTTCAAGGAAGATAAGCCTTCCCTTATATTCGTTCACATGGACAAGATCAGTGAGTGTCGGCCCTGAGAGCAATGGACTTGATACCCCGGTTATTACTGTCCAGGAACCGTCATAGTAAAGCGGTGCGTCAACACCATTCACCATGATTAGGTAATTATTGGTCCCATCACCAAAATTGATATGCTGGAATTTACCATCGGTAACGGTCGTTGATTGGGCTGTTGCAGTTCCTGCTACAGACACGTCGTAAACGTCTGTATCAGATACAGCGAACATGGAACTGCTTCCATCCATTTCATTATAGACAGCCAGGGTCTTCACTACCCCTGTAACGCCCGTAGCGTAGTCTTCTCTACCACCCCTTAGCCTGACATCGGATGTTCGTGGAAACCAGTTGCGGAGGGTTACGGCGTCACTGGGCGGCATGTTTGCCAAGGCATCCCTGGCATTCCATCCACCCGTAGGGGCAGGAGCACTATAAACATCTACAATCTGCGCTCTAGGTGCTTTGGTGCGGATTGCCTGTCTCACAGATTCCAGTTCCCCTGATTGACAACGATTTTAGGTGAGGGATTCCTGGCCGGTCTATCTTGATAGAGAACCCTCTGGAGGCCCTGCCTGGAAAGCGCATCCTTGACCATCAGTTCATAGGTTCTAAAGTCTTCGGCGTACTCGAATCCCTTCTCTTTCTTCCATCTCCACCTCAACCCCATCTGGATAATGGGTTCCGGCAGGTCAATAGTATCTGTATCTTTTGTGAAATATTGACTGGTGCCATGACCAATCCAGTTCCAGGTCACATACTCAAAGGCCCACGTATTGCCTGCTACAGGGGTAGGTGTGACGAGTAATTCATCACCCCTTATCCTTGCCCTATATCGTGGAGAAGTCGTCGAGAACCCCTTCTCCGCCTGCCAATCTGGACCGTCTACAACGATAACCGGGAGGTTTTCAGTCCTATCCCATATCGTATCATTTTTGATATACCTAAACCCTGGGCAAGCAATGTCCTGGATGCAGCCCTGTGATTCATAAGCTACAGTCGTATGGGTGGCCTCTTTAGTCAGAACCTGCCAACTGCCACGACCAGACAGATCATTACCCTCTTCTTCCAGCAGTGCGTAAACTTGGGCTATCTGGGCATCTGTCGTATCAATCACCACCGTAGGAACGGCTATATTGGTTGTACGGCAGAACCTCTGTACGGTCGTTAGCAGTGACATAGACTATTCCTGTAGTTTCTTCAGAATTGTTGCGTCGGTCCATCGACCGTCTGGCTTCTTCCCGAACTTGTCTTCATAGCGTTCGATTATTGTCTTTACTTCGCTTGGCGGAATTACCTGTCCTGGCTTCCATTCGCCGCTCTCGGCCTTCCTCATCGTTTCGGTGATGTCTTCAGTTAGTTTCTTAGCAATATATCCTGTATTAAATGGGTCAGATGGATTTTCATCATCCTGTGCGTCCATGCGAATCTCAAACCGCTTAATCTGCTCTTGAAGGGAGTTGATAGTCCCCTCCAATTGCTTGTTCTGGTTCTTGAGTTGTGCGACTTCTTCAATCAATGGCCCGTGGTCCTTAGCTGCTTGCAACCAAGCGTTAGCCCTCTGCTTAAGATCCTGCATTCCTAAGCCATATTTTCTCATTGCGTCATCTGGGGCTTGGGCGACATCTTCGATTGTCCTCAAGCCTACACTAATCAAATTATCACACTGAGCTGGCGATAGCGTATTCCAATCCTTGACTGAAGTACCATTAACAGGAGCCTCCAGTCCACGCTTCCACCTATCGTAGATTTCGCGATACATATCCAAATGCTTAGCAGGCTCACGTCCACGCTTAACATTCGTTTCAACGATATCGAACCACTTTTCAGCCTTTTTCGGGACAACATCTGTTGAGCCAAGGGCCGAGATAAGTGCCCAGTCTTCATCCATAGAGACATAATGTCCGGCTTTCAATGAGGCTTGAGGGTCTTTTACTGCCCTTACCTCAAATCTTACATAAGATGGACGGTCTTCTGATTCTACTAAGATATCGTTTACTGACATGTTTCTCTCCTGTCTGGATTAGATACATAAAATAATGAGTCAATTCCTTGATCTGCATCGAACTTGATTTCATAGCCAAGGTCAATAAATAAGCTCTTCCACCATACATGCGGCTTCACCGTTAGATGTAACTGCGCGTCAATAAGATGCCCACCAATATCATCTACAGTGCTTATCTGGAAAAATACATCACCAGACGACTCCATGATATTATTGATAACTGTCTCAACGTCTTCTGTGGGGATGTGCTCCATAACATCAGTGCAAATCCCATAGTCTGCCTGCGCGGGGATAGGAATCGTTAAATCCCACTGGATGAAAGGCAAAGTACATACCTCTGCATCTCTGGAGTTATCAGTGAAATCCAGCAACATCACATCAAAACCACGGTTAAACAGTGCGAGTGATGTACGTCCTGTGCCACAACCATAATCTATGATAATGCCGTTTTGAGTGTTTTTCTGCCGGATAGGTTTAACCTTATCCAAAAAGACATCAACGATAAACTCACCAGGACAAGTACGCCGATAAAGATCGTATTGCCACACCGTCTGATACTTTTCCTGTTCAGACATATTCTTCGCTGTCGTGTAATACATTGACTGCAACAGTCCCTCGCCATAAACGGTGAACTTACAACCAAGTTGCTTAAGTGCCTGACTGGTTATTTGAAAATCTTCAGCGTGACGCTTCATTGCCACGCTTGACGTATACGTCTTGCCGCCCCAATTAACTTTTACGTTAGGTATATGCTTGTTCATTGGCTGGTCGTATGCATGAGACCTGCCATCTTTATGGCAACTATCAAACCCGAATATATGGAACTCTCTAAACCCAAGCGCAAAAACCGCAGTAGTAGCACTATTGCCAACAGCAGAACCGCCACTGACTAGAGCATAACCACCTCGATCAATCCTTTCCTGGGGGAAGTCTTTTTCTATATCCCCAGTATTACACTGCCACACAATAGGACTTGCAACTGCCCTCATTAACTTCGGATTGACCTGTGATGCGAATAAATGGGCTTTTGCATCATGGTCGATCAGTTCAATCGTTTCCTCTTTGGCATCTAAGATACATTGATAATCAACTTCTATACCATGTCTTTGACACCATGCACTTGCTCCATTCATGGCGAATACAGTTCCATCGATGGACCGGATTGTTTCAAGCTCATCCTCAATAGAAGCGCCTCCACCTACCAATACAGCAACACCATCATGAGGTTTAACTGTGTTTAACCATTCAAGCGGGAAGGCTGAGTTGACCCTGATATTGCTTCGTATCTCGTCATCTGGAGTATTTGGTAATACAACAATCGGCAAAATCAACGGCTTATCCGTCATTGAATTCTGGTGTTCTGTTTGGATTACTTGTGCCAGTGCCATTCGTATCCCCAGTTGAAGCCCCCCGGACCATTCCGAGGGGCTATTTCTTACTACGCTACACCAGGACCAGTTGGGCGCTCAATCAGGCAAGGAACCGTAATCACCAGCGTTGAAGCGGATGCGGT